TATCGAAGCCTGCCATGAACTGGATTCTGATAAATATGTAGAGGCGGTGCTTAAGGGCGCGTTAGGTACAGGAAAAACAACCATTGCAAACGTGATGCTTGCTCGGAATATCTACAAAATTTCTTGTATGCGGGACCCTCAAGTAACTTTCGGGGTGCAACCTAATTCCTCATTGGTGTTTACCATCCAGTCCGTACGATTTAATACAGCCAAGAAAGCGGTGTTCGAGGAATTCGGTCAGTATCTAGGGAAATCCCCGTATTTCAGTACAGTGTACCCCTACGACCCAAAAGTACAGAGTCAGATGATTTTCCGGCAGAATAACCTGAGTATTCTCCCAGTATCTTCTTCGGGTACGGGGGTAATCTCTATGAACGTGCTGGGTGGTATTCTGGACGAGATGAACTTTATGGCTAAGATTGAAAAATCTAAGTCAGCAAATGCGGACTCTGACGGGGAGTTTGACCAAGCCAAGCAACTATACGACACTATCGCTCGCCGTAGGCGTTCGCGGTTTACGCAACGAGGCAAATTACCGGGGATGTTGTTTATCGTATCCTCTTCCCGATTTCCTGACGATTTTACAGAGAAGAAAGCATTAGAGTCTACGATGGGCGGAGGTAGTGACCCGGCAATTTATGTATATTCCCACTCTCAATGGAGTGCAAAGCCCCGGGATACCTTTTTGGCGGAATCTTTCAAAGTGTTGCTGGGTACGGAAACTATTCGGCCAAAAATCTTGGCGGACGATGAAACCCCGCCTGCCGGATGCGAAGTCATTGACGTCCCTATGGACTTCCGTAGCGAGTTTGAAAAGGACATTGAGGGTTCTATTCGAGATTTTGCGGGCAGAACCTCACTATCTACTGCGCCTTTCATTCTGAAACGTGATACTATCCGGGAATGCATGGATTTAGCGGAAGAGGCGGGCTACTACAATGCCCTCAGTGTGGACGAAGCAGATTTATCTATGGGTATGCCGCATGTTATTAAGGAACGGCTACGTCTGGACGTCAAAAGCCGCCGCGCAGTGCATTTGGACTTGGCGTTGAGTCAGGATGGGTGTGGTCTCGCTTGCGGGCATGTCGCAGGCGCACGATTAATTGAAACTTTTAATCCTGAAGACGGTACTACTCGCCGAGACATCCTGCCTGTTATTGGTATTGATTTTGTTTTACGTATTACAGCCCCAAAAAACGGGGAGATTGAGATAGCCAATATTCGTAGCCTACTACTGGAGCTACGAGATGTTCATAAACTGCCTATTACGTGGGTGACCACGGACGGATTCCAGAGCGTGGACTGTCGGCAGATTTTACGGAAACGAGGATTTATCACTGACTATCTATCGGTGGAAAAAGCAGAGCCGTACACGACACTGCGGGATGCCATTTATGAGCATAGGGTGTTATTACCCCGCCACCAGTTTATGGCTAAGGAATTAGCAGAATTGGAGCGTAGTGTGGTGAATAATAAATTGCGTGTCGATCACCGTTCCGGGGGAAGTAAGGATTGTAGCGATGCGGTTTGTGGTGTGGTGAATTTGCTGCTGAAACGGAAATCTTCATGGAGAGATCAGTTGCCTGCGGTCTCTTTGGCCTCCGAGCTAAGTTTATTTGGTAGTGCGGAATACTCCGATAGTCTTCGTTTAACGGAAACTAAAGAGCATGTGCGGGCAGGCTTCATGACCCGCCCAGTATCTTCTCGTAAGGATATTATTCGCCGGGATATAGAAAGAAAATAATTATGTGCGGTTTAATTTTAATACGCTATACTTAAACTACTAAAAATAACTTTAATTTTAATGAATCACCTTTATGGTACTTAAGAAGAAACATAAACTTACCCTACTCCCGACCCCCTATTTAAAGTGGGATGCCCTTAAGGATATGCGGAGACCGCTGCGTTCCCGCAAGCAAGTGGAGTATTTCTACTCTTGGCTGTATCAGCATTTTCAAGATAAAAAATTTATGGTGTATGAGGTAGCAAAAGCCTTGGACGTACATAGGCTGGTGGCTATGGAGTGGCTAAATGCTCTTGATGAGATAGCCCCCTCTGCGGTAAATTTTGTTACTGGCGGGTTCTTAGTAAAAAAGCCACGGGAGTTGCTCCCGATTATTGTCGTTAAAAAGGATGAATATGACCCTTGGACTAATCGGGAGTATGATGATTGCATAAAGTCTCTATGGATGCCGTACTTTATTGATGAGATTGTAGATAAATATTATTATCTATACGAAGATGAGGTATTGGAAAATACAGGTAAGCGTAGGCAATACCCAGACGGCTCCTACTTTGTTCCCCCTATTAATGCGAGATATACAGATGACCATCCGATTAATCTTACGGAAAAAGCAAAAAAGCACTTTGCGAAAAAGGAAGCAGCTATCGTCCCCAACGGCTCCAGAAGAGAAAGAATCGAAGCCCGCTGTAAAGGAGCCATTGACACGCCCGCTAAGGAAATTAAATCGTGGCTCCCTGAAAAGTTCTTTAAAGACGAGTTCGGAGAACCCGAAGGTGGGGTGGCTAAAACAAATGTACAATCTTCTAATGAAACACCCGTACCTAGCCCAAGAAAAGGGATTATTAGGAGACAAAAGCGAACTAAGTAATGTAAGCTATGTCTACTACGGCAATTTGAATATGATCGCCCATAAAATAATAAAGACTCTGGCCTATATAGACGCGGGAGAGGAGTTGGTGGGCAGATCATGGTATTTATTGACTGATATCTATAAGCTGGCCTCCTACAGTTATGAGAAATATGGGGAATCCCTTCTTACAGACGCAGGTTTTGATAGGTTGGCGAAACATTTGGACGATAGTCGGGGCATTCTCAAGGATGCGGGCATCATTCCTAACGTAATCAAAGATGACGAGTTACACGCGCATACCGGGAGCGGGGTTACCTTAGCCGATAAAGATTTAGCTTTGCTTAAACTGATAATGACTGTCATGGGTTTATATGTGGAGGCCCCGGTAGTTAAAAAGCCCCTGCGGAAAAAGCTACGCCTTAGAAAACTCCCCGCCAAAAAATAATAGTAATATTTTTCTTTTCAGTTATACTTGTCTCATAGTATAGTGTTTGCCTCTGCAAACATTTGCAATTAATGGGATAATTATGGCAATCAGAAAACGTAATCGTGACACCTCCGCAGTTGTTAAAACTAGCCGGGAGAATGTCCAAAGCCGAGTAGTGTCTAAGAAAATCACAGACTACTCCGCAAACTACATGGACTTGCTAACCAAAGGGCAGAACAGCCAGCAGATTCAGGACCCTTTCATAGAAGCGTATAATGGCCCGGGGGTGGCAATCACTCCTTTAGAGCCTATATACCCATTCAATCGCCTGATATCTATATTTACGGAGAGCACCGTACTTCGTCAATGTGTGGAGGCGTATAAAGTTAACGTGGAATCTTATGGCTATGTGCTGGAGTATAGTGGGCCTCCGGGTAAGCAATCCAGTAAAGAGGTCCTCGAAGAAAAAACCCGCTTGAGTGTTTTCCTAAATACCCTTTCCGCAGAAGCTTCTCTCAAAGAGATTAGAGAGCAATCACGTATTGATCTGGAGACCCTTGGTTTTCGTACTTTCGAGATAGGCCGTAATGTTGCGGGCGAAATTACCATGATGAATCATGTGCAGGCGCATACTATCCGTGTAAGTAAACGAGATAAAGAGGCCACCCCTGTACAAATTAAGCACTACGATAGAGAATCCGGCGTAGAAACTGTTCAAACGGTTGAGCGTCATTTTAGACGGTACATACAGCGCAGTTTCCTAACCCTACAGAACGTGTATTTTAAAGAATTCGGTGACCCTAGAAAGATTAACCCCCATACCGGGCAAGTAGATAACTCCCTGAGCACTGAGGATGAGGCTACGGAACTTTATTTTGAATCTTTGTATGTTCCCGGCCATGTTTACGGCCTGCCTCGCTGGATTGGTCAGCTTCCCGCTATTCTTGGCTCTAAAGAAGCGGAACTGGTGAACCTGAACTTCTTCAAAGAAAACGCTATCCCCGCATTGGCGGTGATGATATCGGGCGGGGCCTTAACAGCGCAAAGCTTTAACCAGATAACGGATTACATAACCGCCCTAAAGGGACAGAAATCTATGAACAGAATTCTGGTGCTGGAAGCGCACTCTGATGAATCAAGTGGTTCCACAGAACACTCACAGCCCGCACCAAAAATCACCATGCAACCTATGATTTCCGAAAGGCAGCAAGATGGACTATTTCAAGACTATGATATACAGAATGCAGCTAAAGTTCGTAGCTGCTTCCGCCTACCTCCGATTTATGTGGGACGTGCGGAAGACTACACTCGGGCCTCGGCAGTAGCCTCTATGCAAACCGCCGAAGACCAGATATTCATCCCTGAGCGTCTGAGCTTCGATGACTTTATGAACAACAGGATACTATCCACGTATGCCCCACGGTTCTGGAGATATAAGTCTTTGGGCGTTCCTCTATCTGACCCGGATAGTCTGTCTACTATTTTGAAAGCTATTGGGGCGGAAGGTGCACTAACACCTAATCTGGTTATTCAGATTGCTAACAAGATTTTGGATGTAGACATGATTCCTGTTAAAGAGAAATGGGGCGATGTTCCCTTCTCTGTGGTATTAGCGCAAATTAAAAACGGTAATGTATTGGAGGGCTTTGATGAGTACGTTAAGAAGGTGGCAAATGCTACGGCAAACCCAACTACTGACCCTGCGGCGGCGGATAAGCCAACAAAAGGCAAAGCCAAACCCAAAACCCCCGAAGAAAAATTAAAAGCCGAAGTTAAAAATATTGTTAGAAAAGAACTGCGGGATATGGTAGAGGATGTTAAGGAAGAATTACTGCAAACAGTTGCAAGGTAGGAAAATATGGCTACTCCATTCGATGTTATAAAGAAATATTCTACCAAAAATTCTGCGGAGCAGGACCTTATTGCTAAGGCGTATGCTCAGAAAGAAATTCGGGCCACCCGTTCGATCAGTATTAAAAAGATTGATGCGGAAAAGCGAATAGTTTACGGCGAAGTGTATGCCCCGGAGATTGTAGATGCCCACGGGCATGTCATGAACGCGGAAGAGGTGGAAAAATTGGCCCACCGCTTTCTTTTGGAGGCAAAAAACTCTCATATCGACATCATGCATAACAATAAACCCGCTTTGGCGAGCGCAGTAGAATCTTTTATTGCCCGTAAAGGTGACCCCACATTTCAGGAAGGTTCATGGGTGTTGGCTACTAAAATTTTCGATGATGATTTATGGTTAGAAATTAAATCAGGAAAATATAGTGGCTATTCGATGGAAGTTCTTGTTGAAAAAAGCACAGAAGTTGTTAAAATGAAAATCCAAGAACACGTTTTTGGCGTTACGGAAGATAATGATGGACATAATCACGTTTATTATGTAAAGCTAAACGACGATGGGATGATAGTAGCAGGTAAAACTTCCAAAGATGCAGGCCACTCCCACGAAATAAAATTAAGTACTGCTACTGAAAAAGATGATAATCACACACATAGGTTCTTTTTGCCATGAAACAGAAAACAAAAATCATTGAAAAAACTGTAGACTACCTTAAAAATGCTCAACCGAAATTCGTATCTTTGGTAGATCACGGGGCCAATCAGACCCCGTTTGCAATTATTAAATCTAACACAGGAGAAGTAAAAATGACTAAGAAAAAAAAATTACGTCTTGTACGTAAAGGTGCGAAGCTGGCGGGGGTAAGAAAACTTACGTTTGCTAAAAAAACGTACAAAGACGAAGATTCAGTCATAAAATATCTGGAGACCAACAACTGGCAAGATTACTCTATCGAAGAGAAAGACGGGCATTTTGAAGTTTCTGGTGACGGCGTTACCGATGCTACTTTTAAATCAGTACGTAAAGTAGAAGTAGAAGAAGGTATCATGGGCTATGTCGGCGAGGTAACCAAACAAGCTGCTGAAGATTCAGAAATTGAGCTTATGGACGAAAATGCTGACGCAGCTATCACAGATGAAGATGAGACGGAAGCTGAAACCCCTACGGAGGATGCTACGGAACTCAAAGGCGAGGTTGCAAACGTTTGCAAATTCGATAGCTGGGGCGTTTATCTGTCAGAAGATGAGTCTGTTGCTGGCGTCATGAAAGACGGCATGAATGATGGCGTTCCTCCGGGTTTCAATGAGATCATGATGAGCGTATTTACTGCGGTATCCAATGTATTTACTAGTGATAAATCTCTAAAAGAGAAAAAATCAACCATTAATCAGATCGGTACTGAGTTTGCAACTATCACTAACTCTATCTATGAGGTATATGAGAAGTTGCTGGGTACGGAAAAGAAAACAGAAAAGCAAGCTCAACTTGAGGCGGTAGTTAAAGGGTTCATCGAAACCCATACGGCTAAAAAAGAGGTTCCGGCTACTGTTGAGAAAGCTGCACCAGCGGCATCTGACGAGAAACTGGATATTATTATTAAAACCTTAACTGATTTGACCACTCAGGTGGCTGTTGCAAAACAAGTCGCAGAGGAAGCTACCAAGGCAGCCGTTAACGCTAACACTGAATTAGCTGCTTTAAAACAAAAATCTCCTACTAAAAAATCTACCAACGTAGATGCAACCCTGCCCGAAGCTGTTGACCCAATTCTTAAACAGAAAATGGAGAAAGATCGTGCGGCAGAGATTGCGTTTAATGAGCGTATCGCAAAAGATGCTTTCGGCGTACGGTAGGAGACTAACTTACTAAACCTAAAACAATTTATAATCTAAGGAGTATTGACATGAATTATCAAGAATTAGTACGTAAAGCGGACCTTGCTTTAAGTGACTTGACTTCTCACGGTGTACTTAACCCTGAGCAAGAAAATACCTTTTTTCGTAAGGTAATTGACGCCCCAACCATTCTTAAGGAATGCCGTTTCGTTCCTATGGCTGGCCCACGTAAAGAGATCAACAAAATTGGTTTCGCTGACCGTATCCTGAAAGCTGCTAACCAAGGCACTATCTCTACACCAGAGTTGGCTGAGACAGGAACCCGTGCGCTTACCCGTGCCAATCGTACTTTGCCTTCACTGAGCAAAATTACGCTGGACACAGATGAGCTTATTGCGGAAATCAATATTCCTTACGAAGTTCTTGAGGATAACATTGAGAAAGAAAATCTGCAAAGCACCATGCTGGACATGATTGCAGAAGGTTGCGCTCGTGACTTGGAAGAGAAAATCATCCTCGGCGACACAACCTCAGCAGATGCTTATCTTGCTCTGCAAAATGGTATTCTGGCGGCTACTTCTTCTAACACCGTGAATCATGGTGGTGCTGAAGTTGACGTGAATCTGTTCAAGAACATGAGAAACGCTCTGCCTGTGCGTTATCACCGTTTCATTAACGATATGCGTTTCTACGTATCTACAACTCGTGAAGTAGATATGCGGGCTGCGCTGGCGCAACGTCAAACAAATCTGGGTGACCAGATGTTGGCGGCTTCTGCGGCTATCTCTATGATGGGCGTACAGGTGCGCGGGGCAACACAAATGCCTAATGCAAACGCTATCTTGCTGAACCCTAAAAACCTGATTGTTGGTATCCAGCGCAATATGCGTATGGAGATGGACAAAAATATTCGTGAGCGGGCTATCATCATCGTGTTGACGATGCGTATGGACCACCTCTTTGAAGAAGAAGACATGGTTGTTAAGGCTCTCAATATTGGTTAGTAATTAACATTAAATGAGCTATCGCACATATAGTTTAATTTAATGTTAAGGATAAAAATATGGCAGATAAGACGACTAAAAATATTACTGCAACGCTGCTACGTGGTAAAACGTACTACTATAAAGGAACCCGATTCGATAAAGGTGAGCCAGTCTCGATTTCACTTTCTCTTGCAGAAGAGATTGAGGAAATTAATGATGAAGTGACCGATAAGGATGGGGAGATACGTCAAAAGCCATGTTTTAAGGTAGAGTACGCAAACTCTAAAGCTGCTCCTGTTACTGTTGGTAAGAAAGTTACCAAACGTGTGCGGAAAGAGTTAGAGTTGGGCGGCGATAAGTCTCCCGCTGCTCCTGCCAGTATTAAAAAGCGTGTAGTTAAGTAATGCGAACGGGGGAGTCAAAAGCTCCCCCGTTTATTACAAGGGTAGTCCAATGGTAGATTATAAGTTTTGTCCTCTTGAGGATGCTAAAATGGCGATTAGGACCGAAAGAGATTTTTCGGCCAACGATAATCTTATAACCTCTATTTTACCGCTGGCTACAAAACAGGTACAAGATTTTTGTAACCGTCTTTTTATCGAGGATACTTACACAGAGTATTTCCCCTCCCCCCAAACATGTTCACCGCATAATATTTACTTGAAAGAGTTAAATGTTTCTAACGTGGTTATTAAAATTGATTACGGCTACCCCGAGGATTGGAGCGAAGTCGCTGCGCTGGATTCCCGTTATTATCGGGTGGATGCCGCAAATGGAATCGTAAGAATATTAGCGTCTCTAAGTGCACACCCGGAAAGTATACGGATTACGTATACGGGCGGGTATCCACTTGATGAGGTGGATACTACGTTAGTGGTTGTCCCCGCAAATTTAGCCTTTGCTACAGCACTACAGACAGAATTTATCTTTAGCCGTCTGGTGAACAGGGAATTGAATGTGGGCAACAAAGGTTTGACCTCAAGTTTGCTCGCCAATTTTTCCGCTATCGCTAAGAACGGGCTTGTCCCGCAAGCATTTGCTTTGGCGGCTTCTTATAAACGTATGTTGGTAGGGAGATTAGAGTATGGTCAGTAATGTTCCCCTATTTAGTTTTGAAGTTCCTGCTTCGGCGCGGGCTGCTTTTAAGCCACTAGTCAGGAACAGATTGTTGAATATAGAGCGCAAAGTTGCGCCTCGTATGAAACAGGCCATGCTTAATTACATGCAGGATGTCGTGGAAAGCACGATTGTGGCGAGTCCGCTCCAGCAACGTAGTGGGACATTAGCAAAATCTTTGCGGGCCGGGGTAAAAGTTACTGGTTCCAGCATAGATGGGTTAAAAGGTACGTATCGTGGTGTTTCTTATGCGGACATCTTAATGACGGGCGGAACCTTAAGCCCTAAAAATGCAGAGGTGCTGACACTACCCCTACCTGCGGCTTTACGTGCGGACGGAACCCCAAAATTAAGCGGGCCTAAAGCATGGAAACGATATGGGACATTTAGCTACACCAGTAAAAAAACCGGGCAGGGCTATTTGGCATATAAAAATGCTGCGGGGAAACTGGTTTTACTGTATATGTATGTGGAACGGGTGAAAGTTTTAAAGAAGTTACCTTTACGAGATATCCATAGAGCCTCTTTATCTTCTTTAATGGCGGTCTGGGGCGATATTATGGTAGAGGAAATGTTGGATGTGAATTTAATGTCTATTGTGAGTAACCCTAATTCTCCGGCAAAATCCTTTAATAGAGCGAAGTTGGCGGGTACGGTTCGGGGTATTTTTAGACCAGTATTTAGCAGATAGGTTATGGCAACGAAAACAATCAGGCAGCTTTGGATTGAAGAGATTTACCGTATTTTGCGGGAGATGACGTATCCAGAGGAAGGAACAGTATGGCAGAAAGTTTTGCGTAGTGATCTGGAGGATATTGACGTTACAGAGTTGCCTGCGTGTGCGGTAGATGAGGGTGATGAGGAGCGTTTAGAGAACATGTTTCCCTTCGTTCAGAAGTGTACGAAAATTTTTATTGAGTTTCGGTTTGAGAATAAAAGAGGGACTGACCCTTACGATAAATTCAACTTTTATTTAGGTTTGTTGCAAAAAGCTTTATTTAATGATAGAACATTAGGTGGGTATGCGTATAATATAGATGAGATAGGAAATTCTCCCCGTATTGTTGATAGAGGGGATACCCGCCCGGGCGGGGTTCTTATGTTGGAAATATATTGGAAAGTACGAAATACAGACCCATATACCAATACTTAGGAGATTTTTTATGGTTAATATGAAGAAAAGAAATACGGATTCCGCTACTGAAACAGAAGAATCCAATGTGGTAGCAGAGGCGGAAGCATCGGTTATTCCAGTTAGTGTGCCAAAAGGCGTCGAGGATAATACCCAAGGACAAGGTGGGTGTTATGTAATCGGCGAAGATGGCATTCGTAGAAAAGTTGAATAATTTTTAGTTTAGGAGAAGACGATGACTTTAAATGCACCCGCTCCGCTGCTTACTGATCGCGTATTAGTATTGGCGAAAATTGAAACTACCTATAATACAGACCCGACACCTGTGGCAGCAACCAACGCACTGTTGGTTAGTTCCCCAGATATTTCGGTGAATCCAAACGTTCTGGAAAGAAACAATGCTCGCGCAAGCCTATCCCCAGTACAGATTTCTCTGGGACGTAAACTTGTACAAGCAACATTTACGCACGAATTGAAAGGTTCTGGTACTGTGGGCGTTGCCCCTGCTATTGGCCCGTTGCTTCGTGCGTGTGGTTTGGCGCAGACTACGATTGCGAATAGTGCCTCGGCAACCATTACTACTCCAACTGCGGGTACGGCAAACGCTGGGGCTACTATTACGTGGGCTAAGACCACGGCGGGCGCAAAAACTGGACGGTATCGTGTACAGGTGGTTAAAGGCGGGGCTTCTGCTACGGCCAAACTGCGAGTATCCGGCACTCCGGCGTCTGTAGATGAAACTATTTTGCCTAACGAGACTTTCTCTGGCCGGGTAGAGGTTGCAGGCGGTGCTGTTGGTACTATGACGGTAACACAAGGATTAACTAACGCAAGTGATTACTCTTCTATTACGTACACGGTTGCAGGCTCTTTTACTGTAGGCGATATTCTTATTGCCGTAATTGGCGGTAAAGAATTCCGTCATACGGTAGTATCGGGTAACACCGATGCAGACGGCGCGGCTACTGCTTTGGCAGCAGTTATTGATGCGGATGCTCGTTTGGCGGCAAGTTCCTCTTCTGCGGTAATTACGGTTACTTTTACGTCAGGCGCAGTGGCTACGGCTACCACGTCCGGCACAACGGCAATTACTCTGGGGGCTTCCAGTGCACAAATCACACCAACGTGGAGTTCTACGCTGACTTTAGGCGATTACTGGGACATCCTGTTGTTAGAGCCGGGTATCCACTACACCCCTATTTCTACGGGATTTGAGTCTGTGACTATTTATATGTACATGGATGGCATTTTGCATAAAGTTACGGGTTGTATGGGTACGGTAGTGTTTAACGGCGAGGCGGGCAATTTTGGTACGGCGCAGTTCACATTCACTGGACAGTATATTGCTCCGATAGACATGTCATTGCCTACAGGTGCGGTGTTCGAGTCCACAATTCCTCAACAAATTGAGTTGGCGGAACTGGGTTTACAGGGTAGTGATGATCTTTGCGCTCAATCATTCAGTATTGATATGCAGAACCAGATTACCCCTCGTGACTGTATCAACGCAAGCGATGGCTTTAACGGTGTTCGTCTGACCACTCGTAGCCCACAAGGTACAGTTAACCCAGAAACTACTCTTGCAGTAAACTTCGATGCGTGGGCTAAAATGTCTGCTTCTACGGCGATGTCTTTCCACGTAAAAGTAGGAACTACTGCGGGAAATAAGGTGCGCTTCATCAGTGACTCTGCCCAGATTTCTGGTATTACGTACGGCGATAGAAATAAGCTGCGTGTATACCAAGCGTCTCTGCGGTTTTCACAATACTCTGGAGACGGGGATGATGAGATTCGTGTAGTATTTAGCTAAACTCCTATTTTTAATTCTTTTGAAGAGGGGCGGGTAACACCGCCTCTTTTTTATTGACTATACGAAAGTAGTTTGCGATAGTCTGCGTATGGCGGCGTATAACCCCATTTTTAGATAGACAAACAGAAAGGAATACATTCATGCTCATAAAACACCTGAATTTTTCTACCCAAGAAATTATACTTTTTGACAACGTTCAAAAAATCACAAAGGGAAGCTCCAACATACTTAACGATGCTACGGAGTATATGGACTTTCTTGCCAAACATCTTGTACATAAGAATCCTGAATTTTACGGTGATTTATCGGTAGTGGAGCTACCCCACGGACAAGGCGTAACCGCAGAGTCTCCTGTACCTCTTAGCAGTATTGTTTTCCCTTGCGCGGTGGACACGCTGGAGTTTGTAACTAAGGACGGTAAACATGGCCGGATTATTACTACGCAGATCGTGTATGTGTGCAATGATTGGGGTAAAACCGTAGAGAAATACGGCTCACTGGCCCACTACGCCACCCATTAACATAGGAGACGGGATATACGCCCCGCCATATTTTATGAAAGTACCCGTCTATTTAATAGTAAAGTCTACTGGACAATTCGATGCGGATGGTGCAGAATTGACGATTATACTAGATGTTAAGCTTACTCGTGCTGCGGCAGAGGTAATGTGCAGTTATTATGAGGATACCAAAGTACGGATACTCAAAATGGTTGCGGATAAGGGCGTTGATGTCTAGCAAACGTTTGCAAATAGGTTTTTACCATGCTTCAGCCCGCAAAATGGAATTTTACTATCTATAAAGGTTGCACCTTTAACCCCCTAATTACATGGAAACTAAACGATGCCCCAGTAGATTTAACCGGGTGTCGTGTACGTATGCAGATTAAGGCTAATCGTTCCCCCTCCTCTCCTGTATTGATTACTCTGGATTCTGATGATGATGAGATTACCCTTGGAGATGCGGCGGGCACAATAGTTCCTCTTATAGAGCCTGCGGATACGGCGGATTTACCGGGAACCACTGGGGTTTATGATATGCTATTCATAGATACCGATGGCATTATAGAGCGTTTCCTTGAAGGGGACTTATATTTTAGTAACGCGGTAACCACGGTAACATTGTAATGATTACAGATATTACTTCTGCGGATAGAACCTCGGTTATTGTGACGAGAGATGCGTCAAACACTGTGACTGTTTCCGAGATACGTAGTGCGGCAACTGTTATATCCCCGATAACTACGGCAATCAATGAAAACGAAATAGTTATTGATTTTTACGATGGTCTCACTATTAATAGTAGCACTATCGAAGACGATATAGTAATATACAAAAACAGCATAACTATTAACACTTAACAATAATTTTAAAAAGGATTTAGCGTATGGCTATTAAAGGTTTGAGTAAATTTGAGACTGAGGACTATATTTCCGAATCCGATGAGGCAAAAACTAAGGAAAACGGGGCGACTATCTTTAAACTTGGTTCTTTGGACGTAGATTTACGAGCTATGATTGCCGATGATATGTTCGGGTATGTAAGTGGTCAGGATGGTGATGTTCGCGTTGTTAATAATCAAACCAAGGCACGTCTTCGGGCTGTTCGTTACGGTCTGGTTGGCTGGGATAACTTTACAGACGAAAAAGGCATCGCTATTGAGTGTATCCGTAAAACGGATGTAGTAGCAGGAAAAACTTGTCTATGTCTAACGGATGAATCTTTAGCCCAACTCCCTAATCGTTTGATTAGTGAATTAGGCGGAAAAATTATCGCAATGAACTCAGTAAGTGGGTCGTTGTTGGGAAACTAAAAAAAGGGATTATCGCAATGGTGCGGTATCCCGAATTTGATTGTTCTAAATGTACTGATAAACAAAAGGTAAGCAGAGGTTGTGAGCAGGATGCAATGTTTCCGTACTGGAGTGATCTAGACGGCAACCAGCACACAAGATGCCCGAGAAGGCCCATCTACGAAAATCCTGATCTGTTCAATTCCTATATCTCTGTTTACAATTTGTATAAGTCTGGTTATCTGCCTCACGCGGGCGGGATGAATGACCAGCATTGCAACTACCCTATGCTTATGCAAACTATTGATAATGCTGTCACTAAATGCGAGGAGTATAATAGAGCAAACGAAGCGGGCAAAGTAACTGAGACCGTTTTACCAAAAGGGAGGCGATGATGCCAGAAAGAGAAGGAGCTACCGAGCAGTTTTCGAGAATGGCTAATGAGCTTGAACGATCTGCGGTAAATTTTGCAAAGGTAGTCAGTGCATCGTACGCTTTCGGACAATCTATTAGTGCTTTTAGAGAATTTGAGAAGCAACTTACCAATACTAACTCTGCGGCACAGGGTACTGTAGAACAGTATAATCAAATGGCTAAGGCAGCGAGAGATTTTGCCCTTGCTTCTAAGTCAGGGGCCTCTGAGGCAGCACACGCACTATACGAACTCGCGTCTGCGGGTTTTTCCGTTGAGGAGAGTTTATCTGCTATGTCCGGGGTTCTACTTTTAGCGCAGGCCAGTTTAGAGCCTGTTGCGGAAAGTGCCGACCTTGTGGCGTCAAATATTCGAGCTTTTGGTCTGGAGGCAGCGGACTCTACCAGAGTAGCTAACGTGCTAACCGCTTCTATTCTGGAGTCGCAAGCGACACTTCCTAAATTAGCGTTTGCTTTTAGGCAAGTTGCGCCTGTTGCTCAGGTAGCCAATCTTAGTATTGAAAAAACTACTGCGGCATTGAATGTGCTTTTTAATATTGGCTTGCGAGGAGAGCAGGCGGGTACTTCTTTAAGAAACACCATTGTTCGTTTGGTGAATCCTGTAGGGCAGGCAAAAGATGTTTTAGATGAGTTGGGTATTGCTACTGTAGGTGTTGACGGTAACATGCGTGACTTAGAAGCCATAATGACCGATATCCAGAAAAAAAATCTTTCTAATGCTGCCCTCGAAACTATTTTTGGTAAGGAAGCCTTGGCTGGGGCAATCGCACTTTTGGAGTCCACTAAAAAGGCGGCGGGTGACACCGCCAGTGCTTGGGATATTATGACGGGCAAAATCACGGGGACCTCCTCCGCGTTTGTTGTTGCCAATAAAAATATGGATACATTAGATGGTTCGCTATCTCTCGCAAAAAATTCTATTACGGAATTGGGCATTTCATTAGGAGAATCTTTAGCCCCCGGAATTCGTGCTGCGGCGGATTTTATTAATGATTTAGCCATTAGCTGGAGAGAATTGACCGATGCTCAGAGACGAACCGGGGTGGTTATTGCCGAGATTGTGGTAGCGTTTGCGGCCCTCGCTAAAGGGGCTTCTTTGTTGTGGCCGCAACTAATGTTAGTAGCTAAAGGGGTTAGGGCGGTCGGCACAGCCATAGGTTTATGGGCAGCGATAGGTACTAAATTTACCGCGCTAATTGCCGCCTTACGCACAGGTTTTGCCGCACTAACGGCGAGTTTAGCTGCGGCGGGATTAGCGTTTAATCCTTTTGCAGTAGGAGCAATTGCTGCGGGGGCCGCTATTGTTCTTCTTATTAAAGGGATTGGGGGATTAAAGTCGGCGGCGGATAGTGTTAAAGGATTTGTTAGTAGTCTTACGGGAAATTTTGGCCCGGAAACGCTAGAACCAGTTCGTTTATTTGCTGATGACGTAGAGCGACAAATGAAGCGTATCCGGCTAAGTTTTTCTGGTGGTGACGCACAAAGCAAGGTGGATATTAATAATGCTTTTGCCGCTGTACAAAAAGGTATTGGCGGAAATCTGGATGAGAATATTAAACAGTTTGATTCGTTACAAGCGCAACTGAGAGAATTATCTGGAAAGGCGGGCAAATTTGACGCCGCGAATAAAGCGTTAGCAAAACTAAAAGAGAAGGCGTTCGATACCTCGACTTCCGGGTACGGGGGAACCCGTGGCTTTGGCAGGAATATAGGAAAATCCGACTTTTTACTGGATACTATAAGCAATAAGGATGCTACGGTTAAGCAATTAACTACGGCATATACCGCGCAGTTGCAATTGTCCGATGAACTAAGTGCAGAGACTAAAAAATTCTTTTCTGCGGGCGAGGCAGGATTTGTCGGAATCGAAGCCATTATAGCACAAGAAAAAGCCAAAGGCTCCTCCCCCGAACGTATTTTGGAGGCAGTAAAAGGTTTCTTGGGGGACGAGGCATCCTCTGTGCCTAAAGTTATGGCGGAAATTCAGAATCAATTAGGGGATTTGGCAAAAGATAAGGTGAGGTTGCAGGCAGATTTAGCATCTGCGATTAAGGAGAGGGAGAATTTCGCAGATGACTATATAGCATTTATTATTAAAAATGCGGAATCCAGTGATAATGCTGTTATTAAAGCACATGCGGCAGATGTTAAAAAGCTGGTAGGGACAACCCCCGTGCGTAATGCTATTAAAGCTGCTGCCGTAGCAGATAAAAATTTGGAGCGGGCTGATCTAGATGCTATATTAGTTGGAAGCATTAAGGACGGTAATAAAGGTGTTGAAGAGGCTTTTAATAAAAGTGCCAAGGAGGCCGCGAAACTTACGCCTATTGTTAGAAAGTATCGTGCGGATTTAGAGCGCAGGGTGCAAACTATTACGATGGAGGCGGCAAAAAGTCGGATAGCCTTAACTAAATCTCAGGGGGCGGATTTAGCAGAGCTACAACGATCCTTGGTTGACTTAGATATTACGGATGCCCAAAAAGAATTTTCAGATTTTCTTTTTGATACTCTGAAAGATCAGACCGGTTTGGCAGGATTTTTGAATTCGCCCGAGGGAAAGAATCTTATTCTGGCTATTATAGGCCAGCCTTTTTTTGATGAAACTAAGCAGGCAATGCTTAACACGGATATTGATGCTTCTGATTTTGAGCCTATTCGTGAGGCTAAGATGAAAGAGGCGGTGGCTAAATTGGGCGGAGACGGGGCGGATCAAAATATTATAGCCCTTCTACAAGAAATGTACGATAAGGAAACCACGGTACATCTAAAATTAAAAAACACTAAAGCTGATCGTAATGCTGCGGATGCTAAAAGTAGGGCCAATGCTGCGGAGGATATGAAGAAAGCGGCCACAGAGTTTAAAAATGATATTGCCAATGCCCTACTGGGCGCGGAAGGGAGCAAACTTGAGTTAGTCCCTAGCGATTTTGTGGCTAAACGTGAACACGCCTTAAGTGAAGCTAAAGAGAAGTTGCGGCAGAGTAATGAGAAAATAGCCATAGAGTTATCTGCGGCTATTCGTTCTAATCCATCCATTTCTAAATCCGATCAGGATGCTTTTAGAAAAGCTAAAGAAAGTGAAAATCTCGCCCTGTTTGAAGCTGATGTAGTTAAAATTAATCAGGCTACGCAGGCGGATGCCCGAGCGTATCAAGTCTCTCTGAATGATTACTTTGCTTCGGTGAGTGCGGCGGTGACTGATACTAATGATAAGTTAGCAGAACTAACTCTTATCCCGGTAAATACCCGAGTGGCGCAACTGCGGTCGGATATGCTACTATCTGTGCGTAACGAGGCCCAGAAAGCATTAGATGACGAGGCCGCAAGCTTTTCCTCCCGGTATAACGCGGCTGCGGGTGATGTACGGTCGCAAAATGAGATTACGGCAGCACATAAAAAAGTTGAGGAGCAGATTAGACGTAAGCAAACTGCTCAAGAGGATTACTTAGCCACCACGGAGGCGGCAGTTGCTTTTGAAAAACAGGCTACAGAGGAGCAGATAGCCCGCCTCGAAGCCGCTGGCCGGGCCAATGATAGCTTTGTTGATGGTGCGCGGTCTCAGATTATGCGGTTGCAGGAGGAGGCTAAAGGGTCCACATTTAAATTAGGGCAGGATATTATTAAAAGTTCTGTGCAAACGCTGGGCGAAGCTTTCACTAATTTATTTTTGGGTATCAATGTGAGTTGGCGGGATACGTTACGTCAAATGGCAATAGATATTTTAAAATCACAAGTGCAATCTACTATGTCAAAAGTGCTGGGCTTTGCGGGGCAAGTGGCTGGCGCATATTTTGGTGGTGGAAGCTTCGGCGGCGGTCAAGGTATTGCGGCACGTACGCTGCAAACAGGGAATCCGGGATTTATCGGGCCACTTATGTCGGAAAAAGGGAATGTGTTTGTAGATGGCGGTATTATGCCTTTTGCAAATGGCGGCGTGGTCGATAGATATTCTGAATTCCCCATGAAAGGCGGGAAAAAAGGGAGTATGGCGGAGGGCAATCGTCCAGAAGCTATCATGCCTTTGAAAAGAAATTCTAATGGGCAGTTGGGTGTTGTAATGACCGGGGGTCAGGGCGGTGGCGGGGTAGTGTATAATAGCACTATTAACGTAAGCGTGGCCGGAGGTAGCAGCGGTAGTAAACAACAGGATGATGAATTTGCTAACACTATTGCTAAACAGATTGATGCCAAAGTAAAAATGGAAATGGCTAAATTTATAGTGCAGCAACAACGTGTGGGCGGATTACTGAATAAGGGAGTTAATTCATGACAACTTTTACACCACCCGTAACCCCTTCTTATGGGAGTGCGGTAAAGAAAAAATACAATATTTTAGAGTCTCAGTTTGGTGATGGCTACTCTGCACGTGTAGGCTCTGGGTTAAATGCCACTAAAGAAACGTGGAGTTTGAAATGGGACATCCTTACTGATGATGAGGCGGACGAGATTTCCGAGTTTTTTGATGCAAGGGCGTCTGTGGAATCCTTTGAGTGGACAACTTTGCACGGGGATACCTTGACTTTTATTTGCAGAGAGCATGATAGGTCCTACGATCAATTTAACAATAGTACGGTAACCGCAGAACTTGAACAGGTATTTGGTAGCTAAACATGGCTTTTGTTCCTTTACAGATATTGAATTGCGAGGCATGGTGGGATGCGACTGACCCCCGTGGCGATGGTAGTACTCAGTTCAGTGATGGGCAGGCTATGGGATTCGGTAGCTTTTCTTGGATAGATAAAGCGAATGCCCGGGAGCTAATACAGTCTTCGGTTTTCCGCCCACTGTATAAGACGGATATTTTAAATGGAAACCCAGTCGTACGTTTTGACGGGGTTAACGATTACTTTAATATGCCCAGTGCTTTACATACTATCCCTAATGATGATAGCACCGTTTTTATTGTAGCAAAATCTAGTGGCACGAATGCTCAGAATCTACTAAGCATGTCCACAGATAGTGGCACGGTATATGGAATAAATTACGGTAAGGCAGATATCCCTGAGAGTGGTTACGGCTTAATGTTAGCTTTGACTAACCCGATTGAGGCTATTCCCGGGATAGACCCTAGTACAATTATCGCAGGTAATATTTCGGACGATACAGCCGTACACCTTAACTATGTTACCATTGACGCTTTTAATACATTTACGTATGCCCGTGAGGCGACTCTGCAAACGTTTGCAGTAAATGCGTATGTTACAGAGAAAAATTATTTAGGCGCAGATGTATCGGGCGTTACCTCCGCCCACATAGGTTCCACAATGGGGACTAGTGATTTTTTTGAGGGCGATATCGCAGAAATATTGATATATTCCCGTAAGTTGACTGGTGATGAGACTAGGCAAATCGAAGAGTATTTGGGGGATAAGTGGGGTATCTATGTACATAATGCTTTTAGAAATACCGCAATGGCCTTGGCGGGTGATCGTTTAGTAAAATTGTATGAAATAGATGCTACAAATATCGGCGGGGATATCTACCGTTTTGTAAGCTCTGTAGATACTACAATGAACATCGTTTCTCTCCATGCCGCTGGATATTATGCAACGGTAGTAACAGAGAATCCTCATGCGTTAAGTTCTTTTGACCCGGTTAGGGTTTTCGGCGCAGAACAAACGCTGGTTAATGGTGATTTCTTGGTGCAAGTACAGGACCCTGTTACTTTCACATACCAATTACCCTCCTTTACTGAGGATTTTGTTGCGAGCAGTCTTCATGAGTTAAAAGTTACCCGTTTAAATAATACTGTGTTATTTGGCGGGAAATCCTATATTCCTGTAGCCTTTGAGGCAGAGGGTTTTGAGTGGACCGGGCAGGGTAGCCTACCACAACCAAAGATTCGCATTAGTAACGTAAATAAACTTCTTTTGGCGTCAGTCATTTCTCTCAATGATATGATGGGGGCCAAGTTCACGAGAATACGTACTTTTAGAAAATTTTTGGATGACGGAAGTACCCCGGATACGGCGTCTACTTACCCAAAAGAGATTTACAAAATTAACCGTAAGTCTATCCATAATAAAATATATCTGGAGTTTGAGTTGGCGTCCCCTATGGACCAAGAGGGGGTTATGCTGCCCAACCGTCAATGCTTAAAAAATATGTGCACTCAAAGATACCGCAACTTCGATGCGGAAACTGGAACTTTTGATTACACTAACGCAACCTGTCCATATACGGCTAATTCTTATTTTAAAGCTAATAATAACAGTACATCTTCGGCATCTGAAGATAGGTGCGGTAAAAATTTAGATTCTTGTAAACGTCGATTCGGTACAGCACCTTTACCTACTAGGGCTTTCCCGGGAATAGGGGGATAATATGTTTAATGAATCGGTTATTTTAGCGGCGAAAGCAGACGCTAAAAGTAAATTTCCCCGCGAAAGCTGCGGGCTGGTAGTGAACGATGAATATTTGCCCTGCGTGAATATTGCTCCCGACCCCCGGCTGGATTTTATGATTGCCCAAGAGGTGACTAACCCCTATGTTATCGCTAGGACGTTGCAAGGGGTTATCCATAGTCACCCAGTAAAGGATATGCTGGGCAAAAGTTCACCCAGTAAAAATGACATGATAGGGCAGGTTAGCACCTCCGTCCCTTGGGGTGTTATAGACACGGATGGCGATACTGTCTGCACCCCTTACTGGTGGGGGGATTTCATTTTAGATGAGCCTATTATTGGGAGAGAGTTTCACCCGGGCATTAATGATTGCTATAGCATAATAAGAAAATGGTACTGGCAAAAAAGGGGTATTTTGCTAAAAGAATTCCCTCGGGACGATGCTTGGTGGGCTTCTAATGAAAACATGTACGTAGAAGGCTTTGCAGAAGCCGGGTTCTATGCTATAAGTAAAAATGAATTACAGGATGGTGATATCATTCTCGGAAAAGTTCTTTCTTCCGTGATAAATCATGGTGGCATTTACTTGCATAATAAAGAAGATGGTTACGGAACAATTCTACACCACCTTCCTAAACGCTTATCCCGCAGAGAGACCGCCAATCCTTGGATTGAAAAAGCAGAATTATTTTTGAGGTATAAAAATGTTGTGTAACGTGTATCTATACGGCCATCTAGCTAAAAAATATGGGGAAGTATTTCGGTTTGATATTACCGTACCCGGGGATGCGGCGCGAGCAATGGCCGCTAATTTTAAAGAATTCTATAAGGATTTCAAAGATAATTATTATCGAGTTATTGTGGGCGACCGTTCTACAGGGTTAGAGTTAGATAAGGATAGCTTACATTTTCGAGTGGGTAAAAATGATGTCCATTTTATCCCTATAGTAGCGGGAAGTAAAGGCGGTGGCGGAGGCGTGGTCAAGGCGATTATCGGTGTAGTGATTATTGCGGCGGCGATAGTGATCGGGCCTGCGGCATACTGGGCTATCGGTCTTGGCGTATCCTTCCTTGCTGCCGGGGTGGCTGCTATGTTGACAAAACCACCAAAAATAAATAGTTTCGATACCTTAGAACAGCCGGACGCCCGATCATCATTTGTTTTTAATGGGCCTACGAATAAAAGTAAGCAGGGCGCGGCGGTTCCCATTGTTTTTGGAAGAATGAGAACTGGTAGTGTTATTATTAGTGCAGGTATTTCGATAGAGAAAATATTATGAATAATAGTCAGCAATTGATGGGTACGCTTATTCAGGGTAGTAAGGGCGGTGGTGGCGGTGGCGGAAGTGCGCCCGCTCCTCCCCCGCGTGTCTCTGTTGAAGCACCCAATACTCTGCAAAGTAAGGCGATGCTGCGGATAGTGGAGCTTATTTCTGAGGGAGAGATCGGCGGGCTGGTTGATGGTCTAAAATCCATTTATTTTGATAATACTCCTGTACAGAATGCTGACGGGAGTTTGAATTTTTCCGGGGTAACTTACGCGGAGAGAAAGGGGACCCCCGATCAGGATTATTTGCCGGGTTTTACGGATGTTGAAGAGGAATTTACTGTGGGGGCAAAGGTTACCGTGGCCTCCCCCATTGTCCGTACAGTGACGGATGAAGGCACAGATGCGGTTATGGTGACTTTGCGTATTCCTGCATTAAGTAATCAGGATACTACGAACGGAGACCTTAATGGAAGTGCGGTAGCCTTTACTATTTCTTATCAGCCGGACGGCGGTAGCTATATTACGGCTATTAGTGATACTATCACAGGAAAAACGCTTTCCCCTTACGAGGTAGCCTATCGAGTTGTTTTAACGGGTTCGGCCCCGTGGAATATTAAAGTCACCCGGTCTACGCCAGACAATGTTGCGGCCAATATTCAAAATGATTTATATTTTGCTCGCTATACTCGCATTATTGAGCATAAATTAATTTACCCGGATTCTGCCGCGATTGGGGTAGGGGTGGATAGTGCATTATTTGGGCAGTCTGTCCCCGTACGTTCTTACGATATACGTGGCCTGCTTTTGAAAATACCGAGTAACTACAATCCTACCACTCGTGTCTACACAGGAATATGGGATGGAACATTTGTTACGGCATGGAGTGATAATCCTGTTTGGGTGATGTACGCATTATTGACGAGTCCTCGTTATGGATTGGGCCAGTACATTGACCCGGGTGAGATTGATAAATACGGCATGTATACTATTGCTCAATACTGTGATGGGTTAGTAGATAATGGTGCTGGGGTGCTGGAGCCTCGTTTTACATTTAATGGTACTATCGAAACTCAAGAGGAAGCCCTTAAGGTGCTGCAAACAGTTGCAAGCGTATTTCAAGGCATGGTGTATTGGGGTTCCTCCGGCGATGCGGGCATTGTTACCGTGGTTAGTGATATGCCGAAAGATACTTTGAGCATTTTTACCGTGGCGAATGTTATTGAAGGGCTGTTTACCTATTCGGGCAGTGCCTTAAATACCCGCCATAGTGTGGTGTATGTTACATGGAATGACCCTGATGATAACTATGCCACGGCTATTGAAGCGGTGGAAGACCATGATTTGATAGAACGGTATGGTTTCCGAGCAACAAATATTGTGGCCTATGGCTGTACGAGACGGTCGCAGGCGCATAGATTTGGGCGGTGGCTTCTGTATACGGAGGCTTATGAAACGGAAACAGTGTCTTTTAAGGTAAGTTTAGCGGACGCTGGCCTGCGCCCCGGGGAAATTATCCGTATTCAGGATAAGGATTACGCAGATGCTCGTTTTGGCGGGCGGCTAGTTTCGGCCACCGTATCCTCCGTAACTGTAGACTCCCCTATGGTGCTGGAGTCTGGAGAAGAGTACACTATTGATGTTGTTCTCCCTAATGGTATTCTGGTAACCAGAACAATAACCAATAGCCCGGGGACTTACACAGAGTTAACAGTTGATGAGGATTACCCTGTTCCGCCGCAAGTGAGTGCGATGTGGGTAATTACGGCTACTAATTTACAACCTCGGGAATTCCGCGTACTTTCTTTAAAAGAATCCGGGGACGCAGAATTTGAGGTGACTGCTCTATTATATTATGATGGTAAATTTGACCTCATTGAGAATGACATTAAATTACCAGATTTTACTTTTTCTAAAGTGCGGTCGGGGCAAATTACTCCGCCTACGAATCTGACCATAACAGAGTATCTCTATAGAAATGGG